AGCGACGCAGCGAACACCGCCGCAGGCAAGTTTCAACGCCTCAAAACCTCGCTCGATGAAACAAAAGAATCCATTGGTGCGGCTCTTCTCCCGGTAGTGGAAAAGGTGTTGCCATTTTTGGAACGGTTCGCAAACTGGGCAGCCGAGAACCCCGACGAGTTTCTTGCTATTGCGGCTGCAATCTCCGCTGTTGCTGCTGCAATCGTCGCTGTAAACATCGCTATGGCGGTCAACCCGTTCACCGCGTGGGCCTCTGCCATCGCCGTCGTTGTCGTTGGGCTTGTGTACCTCTACAACAAGTTCACATGGTTTAGCGACGCTGTAAAAACAGAAATCAACCGTTGGATTGGCTGGATTGAAACCGCCGCAAACGCTGTTGTTCTGCTGATCAACACCTTGATTCGAGGGTACAACGCTTTGCCATTCCTTGGCGACCTTGCCCTCATTCCCGATGTAAACATCCCGCGTGTCCGATCCGGTGGCCCTGACACCAGTGGGTTGTCCCCATCACGCGCGACCGCGCTCGCAGATGGCGGCATCGTCACCAAACCCACGTTTGCCCTCATCGGTGAAGGTGGCGAATCCGAAGCAGTCATCCCATTGTCGAAACTTGCTCAGATGGGTTACGGCGGCAACGGCGGTGTGAACATCACGGTGCAGGCTGGTGTTGGCGACCCGGTCGCTATTGGTCGTGAAGTGGCTCGCGTTATGGATGCCTACGGGCGGCGCAACGGTCGGGTGGCGTAATGCCATACCCCGCAGCAGTAGTCGAAATCGCATTTGACGACGGGCCATACGTTGTTAGCCCGACATGGACTGACGTCACCGCCTATGTGCGTGGTTTGACTGTTGATCGTGGAGTGCGTGACGATTGGGCACTGGTCGCGGATGGTTCAGCGACCGTGGTGCTGTCAAACCGTGACCGCAGGTTTGACCCGTTCTACACGTCGGGGCCGTACTACGGGAAACTGTTGCCGCGCCGTCAGATCAGGGTTCGAGCAACCCACGGCGGCACCACCTATGACGTGTTCCGTGGCTTCATCGCTGGGTGGCCTCCGACGTGGACTGACGCAGGGTACGACTCGACCGTGGAGTTGTCGTGTTTTGATTCGTTGCAATTGCTGGGGTCGTCGTCAATGCCCGCGGATTGGGCGCGCCCATACATTCTCAGCCTTTTACCTCGTCATTATTGGGAGATGGATGACCCGGTGCGGTTGTACCAGTCCAACATGGTGCTCAAAGACGCTGGCTCTGAGGTGTCGCAGGTCAACGCCTATTCGACGTACATCTATCAGGGCGGGCAGATTGCGGCTGGGTTGCCGTCTCATTCCATCGCCACCGACTTTCTGCAAGGCATCTCACAATTTGCAACCACAATTACCCCGAGCGTGTCGTCGTCGTTTACGGTGTCGTATTGGGCGCAAGCCACCACTAGCGGCGGTCTCGGGTGTTACATGGCTCTTGACTGTTTCGGGCACACCATCGAGATGTATTTTGACACCAACAGCAGTGGCGCAACCTACGGTCGATTCACCGCAACAGCCACCAACTCGGGTGGCAAAGGCACCTGGACTTCCACAACCAACTATGACCCGGCTGAACCGCACCACATAGCGTTCACCCACAACACAGGCACCGGGGTTGGCAAACTCTACATCGACGGGTTTGACGTGACCTCGGCGAAAACATCGGCTGGCGGGTCGGCGGCTGCCGCATGGGAAAACTTTATTTTCGACCGTGGACAGTTTCAACAGATTGCGTTGTTTCCGTCGGTGTTGACGCAGGCTCAGGTGCAGGAAATCGTACGCCTCGGCGAAGGGCAGTACCCCGAAACCACTTCGGCGCGTGTCACCCGCATCATTGCCAACACCCCGTATTCCGCGTCGCTGGTGTCCACCCCAGCCAGCCCAGCCTCCGACGTGCTCGACCTCACAGCAAACGCCCCGACCGCTGTCGCCGAACTAGGCCGCGTCGCATCATCCGAATACGCCCCACTGTTCGTCTCGAAGGCTGGCACCCTGACGCTCTACAGCCAGTCACAGATCCGCAGCCAAACCAAATCCATTGTTTCACAGGCCACCTACGGCAACGGCGGGCTGTCCATCGGCACCGAGGTGCAGTTGCAGTACGACGGCGACTCGCTACGCAACATCGCCAACGTGCAAATGTCAGCCCAAGGTGTTTACATCGACGAAAACACGACCAGTCAAACCGCCTACGGCGAATCCGAACAGTATGTCGAGACACAGTTGGCGACGTATGACGACGCGATTGCGGTGGGTGACATTGTGACCGGGTGGGGTGGGCAGGTGTACGCCAAGGCCAGCCCCGTTGACGTGGTGCTCGATCCGAGCGCGTCGTGGGCATCGACGCTGGGGTTGGAGTTGTGGGATCGCATCACGCTGGCGGTTGCCCCAAAAACAGGCAACACGATCACCACCCCAATGCTCGTGTCCCGCATCACCCACACTGTCACCCCTGAGCGTTGGTCAACCATGCTTGAAGGCTCGGCGCGGTGGGCAGCGGTTTTTATTCTCAACACTTCCACCCTCGGTGGCACAGACCTTTTAGGATAGGAGAGTTATGGCTTACCCAGTTTTTGCTAGTGGCGACGTGCTGAACGCGTCAGACATGAACGCGGTTGGTTTGTGGCTGGTCAAAACACAAACCGTGGGTAGTGGTGTCACCAGTGTTGCGGTTAGCAGCGCGTTTTCGAGCAGTTACGACAGTTACCTAGTGACTTATTCAGGTGGTGCAGCATCCACTAACCCTGTTCTGACTTTCAAGTTGGGGGCATCTGCCACTGGTTATTACAACTCAATGCCGTATGTGTCTTACGCGGGCACCACAGCGCAGGCTGTTTACGCCGCGAACGCCGCCAACTTCAACTGGGCTGGCTATTGCGGCCCGAACTACACCGGAATCCACGCAATCGTTTCAGACCCATTTCTGTCCAAGTACACCCGCATTAGTGCGTTTTATCAGGCTGAAAACGAAGCAGGCACGATGGGAGGAATTCACAAAGTTGCCAGTTCGTACACCGACTTTACCATTGGTGTTTCGGCGGGAACATTGACGGGCGGTACCATCCGCGTTTACGGGCTGAGGAACTAACCATGGCAAAACGACCACTTATCCAAATCGACGACACAGTGCGCGAAATGACCAAAGCCGAATACGAAGCACTGCTCGAAACAGGCTGGACACCCGGCGAGGAAACCCCCGATGCAACTGACGAACCCGCCTAAGGCTTTCATCGCCCTTGTGGGGCTTGTGTGCCTCACCGTACTGCTCGCCATTGACGCAATCGACAACGCCACCGGGACAGGCATGATCGGCACCATCCTCGGCTACGCAGTCGGCAACGGCATCGCCGCCAAATCAGGGAAACCAGCCGACCCCATCATCGGGCCGAAAGACCATGGCTAGGCCATACCCATACCAGCCCGGCACCTACACCGTCGCCACCCGTAAACAACCCGGACTCGAAGAGTTCTCATACCTGTGCCGTCGACGCTGGAAGTTCCGCAACCTCGGCACATGGGTCATCCGGCAGATGAACGGCAAACCGCTCCTGTCAGTTCACGCCACAGGGAACGCTTGTGACCTTGGCTACCCAGCCACCGCTAAGGGGCGTCAAACGGCGTTAGAGGCGTGTAGATGGCTCACCCGCCCCGACATAGCCCCCACCCTTGGAATCGTCGCTGTACACGACTACATGGCGAACCCGCCTAGAGCGTGGAAATGTGATCGAGACGGCTGGAAAGGCTTCACCGACGGCGAGTTAGGGGCTGGCGGGCACTGGCTCCACGTCGAGTTAGACCCTGCACACGGCAAACTGTCAGCCCGCGCCTACCGGGCATTGTGGAAATCGCTACCAAAGCAATAGTACGCGTCGACCGCTTGGACACGGCGACCGCGTAGGTGGTGGGGCTGCGTGTTTCTCCCCAGCCCCATCACCGCCCACCCGAAAGACTTGCAATGTGTTTACAAATCTGTTTACACTGTTGTCACGCCGCCAAGGGCGCACAACAAAGGAGAAACAAATGCTCGAAATGGATGAATTCCACTCAACCGTTTTGGAGGGCTATTGGTGGGGTCTGAACGCCTGCGAGATTGCCCACGACATGGGTGCTGACCCTGTTATCGTCGCCCGCATCATTGACGACTTTGAGACGCTGGGATACTGACATGGACAAGTTCAACGACCTGCCACTGTTTCGGTGCACCGATCCGCAAGGCTCGGTCAACGGTGCTCGACACATCAAACCCCGCCAAGGCTCACAAGCCATGACCATCCTTCGGGTGTACGTCGCACACACCGTCTACGGTTTGACCGATGAGGAAGCCGCGCAGTTGGCTGGGGTGCATCACGGCTGGAAACGCTGCGCCGACCTACGCCGACTTGGCTACATCGAGCAGACCGGGGCGCAACGCCCAACCCTTGCAGGTGTAAACGCAATGGTGTGCCGCATCACGCAGGCAGGTTTTGAGGCGCTGCAATCATGAGTTGGCTGTTTTTCGCCTTCGGGATCGTGTTTGGCTCAATGGTTATTGCCGCCCTTGTTTACGAGTGGTGGCAGGATTACAAAGACCTGTGACACGCATTATCGGCTGGCTTCCGTTATGGTCGGAAGATAGGAAACTACTGGTGCAGGTGTTTACATCTGCTGACGGCCTGATCGAGCGAGTGACAGTCAACCATCGACTGTCCACAACCTCGCCGTGGGGGCCATCTATCGAGGTCACAGAGGATTGCTCAAACGAATCATGTGCATAGCACTACTTTCCACAACTTTTGCCACAGCACCAGCACACGCCTACGGAGAGGAACTGGTAATGCCGTGGAAGTTTTACCGCCGCCTCGCCCAATGCGAGACCGGGGCAAACGTCAACCACTCCACCCCGCGCTACACCGGCATGTTCGGCATCGCCCGAGGGACATGGCAGGCGTGGTCTAACCGATCATCAGCCAAGGGTCTGACCGCCCTCGAACAGGCCCGCGTCGTTGACAACATCGCGTTCGAGGGGCACTGGACAAACGGTGTTTACAAACCGCCGGTAGGGCCGTGGGGTTGGGGTGTTGTAAAGTCCAACTGCATGGGTTTACAGCAGTTGTTGTGCGAGTCTCGACACAGGCTTGTGCAACGCTGGAAACGCAACTGCAAATAGAAACACATTGGGAGAAACAATGAAAACAAAAGTAATCGCTTTTCGGGTGACCGAAGAGCAGTACGACGCGCTGCGTTTACGCGCCGCCAAGAACGGGGCGAAAGTCAGCGACGTGCTCACCGACGGCCTCAGTTTGCATCTGCAAACGCTGGTCGACGACCTACGCAAAGAAGTAAAACGGCTTGAAGCGAAGGCTAAGCGCGACGCAAAAAAGGTGATTGCTGATGCACCTGCGTGACGATCAACTAGCCGAGCGTTTACGCAACATGGCAACCGACGCGCTCCTGTCCGGTGACGACGAAAAACACCGCATCCTCAGCCTTGCCGCTGTGCGTCTGATGCTGGTGGCTGACTGGTGGCATCCGAAACCCATCACATCGCCTGGTGTTGACGTGTCCGAATGGTTGAAGGCCGACTAATGGGCCGCGATTCATTCAGCCTCGAACAGTCCCTATGGATCAGGAACGCTATTGCGGTGATGCTGACCCAGCCGTGTGCCTGCTACATCTACAACGGCAGTTACGACTGTGTGCGCTGTGAGGACATCGCCCGCGCCGAGAAACTGTTTCCGATTCAGCACTCGCAGGCTGTAAACGCATGGAAGGCGCGCCATGGGCTTCAATCTTGACGATTATGAGCCAGTAGCGGCGCGTCACGCCCGCTGGCTGGCTGACCACCCCACAGGCCGTACCGTCACACATCTGCTCAGTGCACCCGGTGCAGACGTGTGCGTCATCCGAGCCGAACTATGGGTTGACGACCAACTCATGGCGACCGGACTTGCTGAAGAAATCCGCGGGCAAGGCAACGTGAACCGCACCAGCCACGTCGAGAACTGCGAAACATCTGCGGTTGGTCGAGCATTGGCGAACGCTGGCTACGCCGGGTCAGACGTGAGTAAACGCCCGAGCCGTGAGGAAATGGCTAAGGTACAGCGCATGACCACCCGCGTCGATGATGCCCGCCCCAACACCACGATCCGTGAACCCGCTGGTGTGGCATCAGAGAAACAGGTCAATTACGCCAAGAGTTTGCTGAAAGCCCAAGGGCATGACGTGCCAGCGCACATTGCCTCGATGAGCAAGGGCGACATTTCGAGCCTGATTGAGCACTTGAAAAATGGCACATACACGCCACCTGTAAATGATGAGGAGCCGTTCTGATGAAACCTTGGAATAGGACAGTTCAGAATCGCTACAAAGACCGTCACAATGGAAAAATGCCGTGGTCGCCTTGGCGTTTACGCACATTGCTCGCATTGGCTCATTATCAACTTGAAAACAGTCAAAATGGGTGGTCTAATACTTTTCAAGAGGTAAACAAGTTACGCGCCGAGGTTCGTGCGCTTGAAACTGAACGCGACGCATGGCAACGGCAGGCTGTCCGTGATTGACTTCATTCAGTTCTGCGCCACCATGACCCTCGTGTTCATTGTCGGGGTGTGGTTTGGGGCGAACGGGTCGCGCCGTGGCTAAACCGCTCGACGTGTCCGAGCGAGTGTTTCAGGATCAGGTTGAACACATTGCCAAGATGAACGGGTGGCAGGTGTTCCACCCGGCACCGCATCAGGTGCGGGCTGGGGTGTGGCGCACAGACGGCCAAGGTTTTCCCGACCTAGTACTAGCCCACCCGGATCGTGGCCTGATTTTCGCTGAGCTCAAGACCGAACGAGGCAACGTGAGCCCAGCACAGAAAGTTTGGGCGCGAGCGATCCTGCCTCACGCAGAGTGGTACCTTTGGCGACCATCACAACTCGAACTGATCGCGAAACGCCTCGGTTCGGGTAAACCGTAAACAACTGACAGTCGCATGGCCTCGTACCCGGTTGCAGGGTGCAGGTGTAACACACGGGAACGTGGGTAGACGAGGCTGACCCGAAACGGTCAACAGCCTCGAGCAGAGTACGAACTTCATAAACGCGACGGTGACGGCCCTCACAGGATCCAAACGGCGACCGGACAGAGACAATCTGCAAACGGCGGGAGGGACACCTCGCACAGACTTGACGTTGCACAGACAGCAAGCCCCCTGGGGGGCGCGCTAGCAAGGGCGGCAGCGTTACAGTCTAAGCATGTCCAGACGACCAACCCCCGAATTCAGCCGCAACCGCAAACACATCCTCGAAGGCAACCCCACCTGCCACTGGTGCAAACGCGCACCAGCCACAGACGCAGACCACCTCATCCCATACGACGCAGGCGGCTCAGACAACCTCGACAACCTCGTACCCGCATGCAAACCATGCAACAGCCGACGCGGAGCCTCCTATGTAAACAACAAACGCGCCATAGCCACACAAAAACGCAACGAGGCTTTAGGTTTTTTTGTAAACGAAAAACGCAAGCCA